AGTAGGATCATAATAACTGTTGAAGTTGTCAAAGCCGACAACCGTATGACCTTCATTGCTAAATCGTATAGCTGTGTGAAATCCAATAAACCCTGCTATACCTGTAATTAAAACTTTCATTTAAACTCCTCCATTTTCATAATACATTATAACCAATATTCGCCTGGTTGTCAACTACCTTTTCGTAACATTATTAAAATTCTTGAGATAGTATTAGTTTCCATGAGAAGTGTTTAAGTTTATTTTATTATACCTTACTGGGGAAGGAAAAACAAACTGCATATGAATATTAAGACTATTAATATGAAAATCTGATTGTTCTAATCCCCATTTCTCGGCGGCATACAATAGTTTTCTAGCACCCTTGGGTGTGAGACAGTATGCTGCGGTTCCGGGAGACATTGTCTGATCTTGGTATAGTGTGTACTTGTAATACTTTAGCGGGAAATCAACAGGAAAATCATGGACGCCTGGAAAGGGCATATGGTTATACTTGCGTAAGTGAGGGTGGTTTGCCAACACTGTGGGTGGTTTGAAACAATAATCAAATGTAAGAAACAAGAACTCGTCAAACGGCGTTGGTTGGTAAGGGGTGATACAAACAGCATCGTGTTCTATAAATGCCATTGGTTGTTTTGCGTCTATTACTGTTTCACAAAACTTCAAATTGTTGAATAAACAACTCTTCTTGATTTTATATTTGTGAGGTTCGTTTTTACTAATCCCGTCAAGCCTTCCGTTCTTTACGTTGGGGTAAGGGAAGTCTTCTTCGTTAAGAGTTTCTGGCGTAATCCCTGGATGCATCTTAACGTCCCATCCGTATTTTGTAAAAGAATCAAATGCTTTCTTTGCTTGTTTCTCCGAATCTTCTCTGCCCTCTATATAAACTATCTGTCCCTTCATTTATTGCTGCCGTGTTCATTGTTTGCTCGCAACCCTTTGAAATGACGACAGTGTTTGATCAGTGGTGATTCGTTCCAAGCGTGTCCGGCATTTTTCGATAGTCGAGTATGTTTTACCCCAATTTTTGTTGATAAAGAAATCATATAATCGTGTACGTGACTATCGGTCCAGCCAGATTCAATCTGCGTGATTTTGCCGTTATCATATAGATCCATCACAGTATCCCACCACTCATTATTATACGAATGTTCTTTGTCAAATATTACGAACCCAGTTTCAGCGTGCCTTGTTTTTCTATGAAGAAAAGAAGTATATGTGCCTTCGTTGATAAGGGATTTCATCCATTCATTACTTGGCGATGATTCAAAAAGAACATCAGCATCCACCCAAACCATATATCTGTTTTGTTGCGACCTAATAGCCTCGTTCATCGCATAAACTTTATAACAAAAGCGGTCAGCGTCCCAAAAGTAATAAAGGTTTTTGTTATACACGTCACTGTTGCATTCGACATTGGGTGGTATTTTAGAATTTTTAATAGGCATGAACCATTCTTTAAATTTTCGAATTCTTTCTTCGGGTAATTTAAAATATTTTACACGCTCTCTGTCTTCGGGAAGTTCCTGATCCAGATAAACCGAGATAGTGCAATTGTTGGGTAGGTATTTTTCGCACGACGTTACCATGTCATGCCCCCACTTATGCTTTTCGGCGAAGGTTGTTACAATATTAAATTCTTGCATGTCTTCTCTCTATGTCTTCTTCTACGCACAATTGTCCATACTGCACTTCGAGTATTGAACAAGGTTCGTCAAAGGGATTGCAACCTTGGTGCCATGTACCTCGGGGTATTACACAGGTTTCATACTCGTTGTAAACTCTTTCGGACTTGCTCTTTTCGTCTTCTAGATATAGAGTGAATTTACCTTTAAGGACAAACCAATGTTCGTTTCGTTTGAAGTGACGTTGAAAAGATAACGCGCCTCCAGGTTCTAAGATTAATTCTTTGACTTTTACACTAGGTTCTTTTTCAACAAGGACATGCCACCAACCCCAGTCTCTTTTATTTATTTCGTTCAATGTCAGCCTCTACCATCATAGCAACCAAACCACCGATTGGCGTTTTGGGTTCCCAACCCAACACTCTTTTAGCCTTTGTTGGATTGCCCAGAAGAATATCTAACTCGGCCGGGCGAATGAAAGCAGGGTCTTGATAAACATAATTATCCCAGTCTTCGATGCCAACTTCCATAAACGCCAAATCTAGGAAATCTTTTATAGTGTAGGTAGATCCGGTAGCGATCACAAAATCATCGGGTTCGTTATGTTGTAACATCATCCACATTGCTTCTACGTAATCACCGCTAAACCCCCAATCTCGTTTCGAATCTAGATTACCCAAAGACACTTTGTCCTGAATCCCTAACGAAATCTTAGCAACACCGTCAGTAATTTTTCGAGTAACAAATTCGATTCCACGCACAGGACTTTCGTGATTGAACAGAATGCCATTAGCGGTAAACATACCATAACTTTCGCGATAGTTCACCATCATATTATGAGCAAATGTTTTTGCCACGCCATATGGTGACCGAGGCACAAAATTAGTATCTTCGTCTTTGGGTTCAGATCCGCCGCAATTTCCATACATCTCAGAGGTGCTTGCTTGATAGATCTTAGTGTGCGGAGAGAAATTCTTGACAGCCTCTAAAACATAAAGCGCGCCCATGGCATTTACATTAGAAGTGTATACTGGGGTGTCCCAACTCGATCCAACGAAACTCATAGCCGCAAGGTTGTATAGTTCGTCAGGAAGGGTTTTCTTTATTACATTTTGTATACTGCACTGATCGGTCATATCCGCGTTAATAAAATCAACCCCTCTCACATTTAACCAATCTAAATTGGCGTAGGATTGATTTACTCGGCGGGAAGATAAACCATATACTTTATACCCCTTTCCTAACAAAAGTTTGGCTAGGTAAGCGCCGTCCTGACCCGTTATACCTGTAATCAAAGCAGTTTTCATAATCAATTAGTCCTATGACTTTTATATTCAGTTATTTCCGAGTTAGTCAATTTATCTATAATCTTTTTAACTCGTGATCTTTCGTCGTTAAATAAGTAAACACATCTTGCAAGCTCGACAAAGGTGTCGTCAAATGTCTTTGTTTCTTCGTATTTTCGTTTTTCTTCCTCAACGTTCCAACAAGAAAGGTTGATAGTTTTTAATATCACAACAGCGTCCATAACTCTTTGTGATATATCTGCTGGAACTTTTTTGTTCAGTTCGTCAAGTTCTTTCTGGGCAGCAATCAATCCCCTCTCAACTTTTATTTCTAAGATAGTAATTTTATCAAATAGTTCGCTGACGCTGATTGGTACTTCGATTCTCATAATAGATAGTTCACTTTAGATCCGTTCTGTTGCGCCCGCGTAACGTGGTCGTGCGGCCTGTTTGTGTAAATCCTTATCCTATCATAAGGTTTGTATAAATGTGCAAGGTGAAAGAATCCCGAGTTAGCGCCAATATGATATTCAGCGTGCTTCATACAATAGGCAATGTGTTTAATAGAGCGACTATCAAAGGGTTGTTTCTGATCAACCATCAGTTTACCTTCATTTATAGTAATTATATCATATCCCATATTTCGATATATTTCTCGGACACGCTTTATTTGATCTGGGTCTATGCTTCTCATTTTTTCTTGAGAATCCCATTGTTCAGTAATATATTTTTCGGGCAATTCAAAGTCTGTTGAAAGGTCTTCTGCCGGTATCTCAGGCAATGTTGATATATACTGAGTTATTTCGATTGATGCAACAGGTACTTTCTTTGTATAGTAATAAGTTTCTGTGTTTTTATAACCGTTCGAGTGAAGATAGTTAATCCAGTTTCTTTCTTCGAGATCAGCCACTTGGTGCGGAATTAAATTTACCCTTCCTTCGGGCAAGAGGAGTAATAGTTCTCTCCAAGAATTATTTTTTTTTTCGTCTAACCCCCATTGTCGTGAACTGATATGCGCGTTTACAACTACATCATGGTACATAGAATACTGATACATTAAAAGAAGAGTATGTATTCTGTCGCCCAACCCAGCGACTGTATAAGGTTGACCGCCTCCTCTGGATCTGCAATTAACAGCAAGGTTTTTTACTACCACCCAAATTCTCCTAGAATAACATCTGGTTTATTGCCCTTGGAGTTTGGTTTATCCAAAGGGGTGGGAAAGACCAGTTTCTCGTTAGTGAATTCAACCAAGTCGTTTCTAACATAAGAAACTTCGATTACCTCAGCCATTACCTTTCCCTTTACTCCAAACAAACCTACATAATTATTCGAATGAATGTGGTATGGTGTGAAATTCTGAGATAAATTAGATAAGGTTTTGTGAATCAGATTTAATCTGTTGGGGTCAGAACAATAGTGTAGAAACCAATGCATCTCAAGAATAATTTGAGAGAATTGACCTAATGTTTTTTGTGGCGTCCGCGCAAACGACTCCCACTCAGCACCTTCAACATCACATTGTAGTAACATATCTGTTTCGTTGGAGTGTCCATTATCCTCAATGATGGTTTCTATAGTTTTAAGTGGACCTTGATTTTTCGGACCAATCCCAGTTTTATGAAAATGAAGCTGGGGGTGCTGGACTGGGGCACCATTAACTGTGTGATCATACATGTGGATATCATACCCATAGTCCTTAATCTGATCCTCCCATTTGGATGTCTTCCCGACGCCCAAAGAATATGCAACCTTACCTCTCGACAACAACGGTTCGAGCATTAGATACCCACCGTCTCGTTCTCCACCTACACGAATAAGATCCATATCCTTTACTTTTTTGGGATTCAGGTGTCTCAGAGCATTTGCTATCTTATCCTGATTCAATTCATAAAATAAATATTCGTGTGGTTTGAGATTAGAAGAACCTGACGGCCAACCTAATTTTCCTGTCCATTCATATATCTCACGCATCGGTTACCCCTACTTGTTTTAATAATTATTCTTGTTGACATTAAACTACTTTAAATTCAAATTGGGAGTCGCCCAGTCGTCTAGGTTTCCACCCAGTATTTATTAAAGAATTAACTGCTTTTGTCACCCCCTCCTTTCCGATGCCGTGAACCCAAGAATAATCATCTCCGAAAATATATCCGCCAAATTTTACTTTCTTTTTACAAAGAAGAAGATCCGCTTTACACCCTTCGTATCCGTGGTCACCGTCGACATATGCCCAATCAAAATAATTATCAGGATATTCGTTTAAAAAATCTATAGAAAATTTACGGTGTATTTTCACATTTGGTAAACTACCAAAACGGTCAACAACTTTATTATAAACCCTTTCATAATAAGCGTCCCAATCTTTTCGTGATTTTGATCCAATCTTTTCAGCGTAACGATCGAGCAGTCTTTCAGTGAGAGGTTCTGGCGTTTGCCATGGATCCACCATGTGGAACTCTTTAAGATTACGTTTGATAAATTTTGCAGAAGAGTTTCCCTCCCAAACCCCAATTTCAACGCCAATAGAATTTGTCGGAATAAAAGGCAAAACATTAACAACTTGTGTATTAGTACCATGCATCATAATATATTCACCATTTTAATAAAAAATATTCTAAGTCTTCAGGAGTGCCAAGTCCCCACATCTCTTTTGCCTGATGAGTGCGTATAACTTTACCGTCTTCAATTGCTTGGTTGAATACGGGACACACATAAAACTCGTCATTAACTCGAATGTCTTTCTCAATCATCTGCTCTGCATATCTAACAAAGTCTGCCCCATGCTTCCAGTAATAATAACCTACTGTTGCATTGTCACTGATAGGATTTTTTTCTGCTACTTCAAGGACGTTATCAAACTCGTCTAATTTGGCAAATGACCACTTAGGATGCGTTGATTTGAAAGTGATTATACCACCGTCGGCCGACGTTTCCTGCATGTCATACATGAATTGAACAGGATCCCAGTCTACCCACTGATCACTGTTAGCAAAAAATAGTGGTGAGTCGTTGTTGATATATTCTTTTGCTAATAGTGTAGTGCAAGCAGCACCTTCCGTGATACAGTCAACCTCTACGATTTTAGTGTTAGGGCCAGTAATCAACGGTAACATGTTGTCGAGGTGAAACTGTTCACGATGCTCTTTTTGTACGATGAATATAAAGTTTGCATCAAGCCCAAGATTCTCAACAACCACTTGGATCATTGGTTTGCCCTTGACATCGATTAAAGGTTTAGGAAAAGTGAACCCCGCTTCTTTAAAACGAGATCCTGCTCCTGCCATCGGAATGACCACATTTAACTTGTCGTCTTTCCAAACATTTTTAACAGTTTCGGATTCTAATTTAGGCATAATGTTTTCCTTTGTCACTTCACTTGTATTCACCACTCTTATATATGCCGCGCTAGAACGTGCTGCTGCCAGCAATCCAGGCGGGGAATCTTCAACGATGACAGTCTCTTCAGGTAGACAGTTCATCATGCTCATTGCTTTCCAATAGATCTCGGGGTGTGGTTTAGAGTTCTTCACATCCTCATTGGATAGGATGACTGAGCAATACTCTATCAACCCACTCTTAGCAAGAGCCGTTAATACAGTTCTACGTATACTATTAGAACATACTCCTATCAGATAACCATTATCTTCTAAGTGTTGGAACAATTCGAGTGCATGAGTGTTGATAGGAAGACTGTGTAGCATCTCCACTGTTCGTTTCTGTTTATGATTAAATATTTTTTCATGGTCTGAAACAGGCAATCCTTTTTTCTCGGTTAACGTGTTCAGCTTCTCATAGGTTTTTCTGCCATCATAAAAGTTACGGTGTTCATCTAGGGTTATAGCATATTCACCGAGGGCCTCATTAAGTGCCTCATAATGTATTTCTTTGGCATCCACAAGAACACCGTCAAGGTCAAAAAGAACTAACTTAATCATATCTTTTTCATCAGTTCCTCGACATTCTCGCCACTACTAGGAAGTTTATCCTTCAAGAAAAAATGAATAAAGTGACACTTTTTTATATCAACATTAACGGAGTATAGACCATTCCATTTATGATCCATATGTTGTGTAGGCACCTGATACTTTTTCAGAAAATAATTGAGCAGTGTTTGATCGGTCGACCACTTCCATGCGCCTTGACCATCTACAAAGTCCTTGAACTCAGTTCTTTCGATGAACTGCTTGGGTGTCTGATCTTGAAGATATCTTTTAAATAAAGCACTGTTGATTAATATCATCCCCATATTAAAGAACTCATAACCAAGTTTGTTTGGTTTAAAATCAATCTTCTTCTGCTTATGTAGATACTCGTACTGCATCCGAGAGTAGTTCAGTATCTTTTGCTGATACACATCGGTGATAGGCATCTCACGTTCACACACAGCACCAAAAGAATACTCTGGGGCGAAGTCATCGAAGATGTTAGGAGAATCTGGTCGAATGTAAATATCAGCGTCGACGATAGCAATCTGATCATACTCATCAATGAATGAGAATGCGTTTTCTTTCTCGTAGATAGGAAGATAACCGCCGTGTTTCTCATACGATTCTTTACTGCGATTGCTCCCAAAGATATCTGGCTTGATACGGAGAATTGGTGTCGACTGTACACGATGATCGATCCCATGCCTCTCCGCATAATTTGCTACGGACTGTATACAATGTTTATACAGAGCAGAATTTTTAGCGTTACCTATACAGACTTGATATATTAATCTTTTCATTTTTTCTTATGTTCAATAGTTGTGCCAAAAAATTCATTTTGTATCTGCAACACATGTTTGGTTATATGTGCGCCATTCTTTTTGCAGTAATCGTGAATGGTACCATCTGAGTTCCACTTGATACTACTTATACTCTTCACATCTCTAACCATACGACTTGCGATCGTGGGCGTTAGATAGTACGCAAGACCGGGCAATGACATTTTTGTTTTACCAGTATGACCTAAGCACACCATAGGATGTTCCCCCCATAGGTCATCTGGTATAGGTTCTACCAGCATTGCATCATGTTCGATGATTAGTATAGGGTTTTTTCTTGCCTTTGCCCATAACTCTACGTGACTGTACCAGACTGCTTTTTCGGTCGGTGTAAACTCTATTGTACCACGTTTCTTGCCAAATTGCAAGTACTGCATTGTACCCATTGTTTTGGGAGTAATGGCATCAAAGTATTTTAAGTTGTATCCTTCCCACGACGCTTCAACCCTGCCACGATAATACATCGAAATAGGATTGTCTGGAATCTGAATCATCCATACTTCAGGTTTATCGATAGTCATTTAGATCGAACTCGGTTCCATGCATCTTCATCAAGTCTCTTTCATGATTAGTATACACCAAAACTTCGGGGTCGTCAACTAAAAAATCACAATCATTACAATAGCCAGGATAGTCACCACTTCTATGAGCGTCACGAAGCCCAGAATACGCCTCACCCTCCCAAATTTCTTCAATGGTGTTTTTGCTTGTGTGACCGAGAACTGCTTCTTCGTCTCTACCAAGGACTTGGCAGCATGGGTGAACAGCACCGCTTTGACCATCAAGACCGCCAGCACGAATAACAACATCGGGACTAAAAGGTCTTCCACAAGTTTTCTTTACTCCTGTTCGCACACCGGTCTCAGATATGTCAGTCACACCAGACCAGTTATGCATTCTCCATATCTCTGTTTTGACATCTAACTGTTCTACAATTTTCTTGTAATGTTCCAGTTCGAATGCTTCGTTGTCGTTGTCAGTAATAAGGTGATAGGTTGCGACAACGCAATCAGATTTAGTATCGATGACATACTCTCGCATGGCTTTGACTTTATCCCAAGTGTTCATGAACGAACCGCCAATGCGATTGTACATCCACTTATCGTATGCTTTCACATCATAACCTACCCATGAGAACCTATAGAAATCTAAACCAGCATCAACACAGTCCATCATGAACTTACCTTCCATGCGATGCCCGTTAGAGAAGATAAACGCCTTCGCATTATACTTCTTCACGATCTCAATGTACTTAGGCAAATTTCGATTTAAGGTTGCTTCACCACTACCATCCAGATTGACAACCCTTAGACCGTGTTGTGCGCAATCAGCAACGTTGTCCTCAAACTCTTTAAGACCCATCTTCTTTAAGAAGCCTTTGTGTCTTCCTCCTGTCCGAGTGTCTTGAGGGCACATAGAGCATGAGTAATTACATCCTCCATTTATTTCTATCACTGCTCTATCAATTTTCAACATTCAATTCATCCAGTATAAAATTTTTGTAACGGTCTGCTCGTCGATCCATATGATTGAGGACCTTAGGTAATTTATTTAGATATTTAAAAAGATCGTTTTTCTTGTCTTTTGGCGTGTGGAAAAGAACACCCTGAGGATTGTGTATATTAATCATTTTGTTATCACCTAAAGCGATACTGGGTTTACACAAATTCCTTGCTATGTAATGCCACATCCCATCGTAAAATATACAAAATCTGCATGTCTGTATGTGATACATTGCTTCTCGCACAGGTGTACGATAGGTTAGTTCAACGAGATTATAACCCTTTGATTCAAGAATGTTTAGGATTTTCTCCCAGTGTTTCTCGGTAAAAGAACGTTTCCAACGAGGTGCTGGGTCTTTGTTAAAGAGAGGTCGCCAGAAGACAACTTTGTTTTCGACTGGATTAGTCAACAGTTCTTTGCGAAAGACCCAAGACAAGATGCCATTTAAGACAACAGTAGGGCCTGATTTTCTTTGGAACCCTCGATGTCGTAGTTTACGAATCTCTAAATCTTCTGAGTTGAAGATGTGATTCATTTTGACAGCGTCTTTATCATGATAAAAACTATGAAGATACTCGGCCCGTTCTATGATTGTCTCGGGGTCTTCGAAGTGATGTAGATAGTCTTCACTATGTTCCCAATACACATTCATTGTCATCTGGGCAAGGGGTCGTCGTTTACGAATCAAGTGAACCATCATGTGAACAGAGTTTAACCCAAACATAATATCGCCAACACCTGGCGTACCTTTCCAGTCGACTTCATTGTCGTAAGTGAAAAGGTACGGATGGTTCTTCAGGGGATCATGATATAGTTCAAACTTCATCTGTTCAGATTAGAGACTTTCTCCGAGTTATAATTTTTATACATCGAAAGAAGTTCTTTATCGCCCCTTGTATGGTCTTCTTCGTTGAAGTTAGATTTACTTAAATAAGTTTTTTTATGTTTGTCGCGCTTTTTATTGCGCGGATCGAAACGGCGGTATTTTGCCATGATAATTAACCTACATTCTCCATTCTACTCATCAAACGTTCTGCTCGATTTGTTACTTGACGATACCAAAGACTATCGCGACCCTCTACAGCGGCTCTGGACCAATCGTGTTCTTCAATTGCGGCATTGAAATTCTTAAACTTACTGAGTCTCGGTCGACCCATGTTGAACATCATATTAACCAAGATTTGTTGGACTTCGTCTGGGAGTTCTCCAAATGACCCTTCCCCGTATAAACGTCGACACTCTCCAATGGCAGTTTCAAGATCTCGGTCGAAACATTCCCTGACTCGATCTTCACTAATCTCTGTTCCAACTGGCCTACCATATTCCTCGTCACTGTCGAGGATAAGGTGACCGACGCCAAAGGTGGGATAGCCGAGATGGTCGTTATAGATGACATATTCTACTCCTTCATCAATTTTTAATTGTTCGTATACTGCTTCTCTATTCATTTAATATCCATCCACTCTTTTGTCATTATATAGTCTCTTACGAGACCACTCCTTACGATATCTTCCCATGTAAAGTTGATCACAGAAAAACTCTTTAATTGTTCAAGAATATCAAGAAAACTATTTATACCTTTTTTATCACTATTGTTTTTGAAATCTGACTGATAATAGTCACCACAGAATATAATCTTAGAACAATTACCGACACGAGTTATGACTGAGTCTAATTCGTGAAAGTTAAGATTCTGCATCTCATCAACAATTATGATACTGTGATCGAAGGTAAGCCCTCTAAGGTACGATGTCGACTCGAACGAAATATACTTATTAGCAACTAACTTGTCGTATGCTTTCTCGTCTTCGAATAGTTGCGCTGCGACTGATCGATAAGGTCCTGTGTATGCGTTCAGTTTTTCTTCTATAGTGCCTGGAAGATATCCTACATCTCGTGTAGGAACAACTGATCGAATGATTTTAACTGAACCGAAAGGTGATGTTTTTTCCATGACTTCTTCAAGGGCAAGGTATAGAGCAAGAAAGGTTTTACCTGTCCCTGCTGTGCCAACCAGAGCCATATGATCACCGCTCGACCACGCCTTAAACACTTCTGTCTGCGCTTGAGTAATGGGATCAATAGTGATTAAGTCATCGATGCGAATATTCATCGACGGTAAAGAGTCTATGCGCATACTAGTCGATTTACCATTACTTTGTTTCAACCTCATATATCTTCCACTTATAGTTTAATTGCTAATAACAATAAGATAGCAATCAGTAGTGTGTTTGTAAAGAAGATCCCAATTGCTAATATTGTATGGTACCAAATCCATCTTGTCTTATACGCGTTCTCAATTGTTAGTTGTTCGGGATCAACATCATTTTTCACTGTGTACCTACTACTTCCTATATATTGACAGAGTTTGGTCTACGTCTGCCAGCTGATTTTTTAATATTTTTCAAATGATCTTTCCAATCACCTGATGTTTTGTTTACCATATTACCAGTATGGGTAATAAGGGCAGGAGTGCCCATAACTTGTTTCCACTCTCCAGATGATATCATTTCTTCCATCTTTGCAATCGTAACGATCATATCGCTAGTCTCACCTGTTTGAAGATTTTTCATTTCGTACAACGGCATAATATTATTTCCTGTTTGATCAATCTATATAGAGAGAAACGAGCCTCTTGATTGAGGCTCATCCCAGATATGGATCACCCCCTTAAACGAGTTTCTACTTGTGAAATTGCGCAATCTAAAAATGATTGCCGTTTAGCAATTTTGTAAGCAATTTCTTTTTTACCTCTCTTTTCTAGTTTTCGAATATAATGTCCAAGTTCTCGTGAATCTTTTTTTAATCTTTCTATTTGATTGGATTCGACCATAAGCATTTCCTTATCTAAAATTATTCTTGGATCATGATCATTCTTGGATCAACTCTGGGAATACCTCCTTTACCAGGGTTTTAGTCAATCCTTTCACAGGGGACTTTTTGTTTATCATAGATACTAATATCTCAGCATCTTTGGGGTGTACCGCCTCGAGCATGTCAATGAACATGCGTTCGCGACGAATGGGATTAAGTTTGCTACTTTCTTGCAGACCTTTAACGTAATACTTAAAGGTACGATGTTGTCTCAGAAGAGACGAGGGAGGTGTTTCGGGATTGTTTGGTGTGTATGGTGGAGTTCCAGCTGGTAGATTCCACTGAATTTTATTATCAAAAGTACCCCTTAATACATCCAACAGAGGCATTATTTCATTTGATTTTAATACTGCTATTCTATCTTTCTTGGTCTTAGCTTTCTCAACCTGATCAAGAATTTCATACACTTCAAGTTTCTTAGCATGAATTGCCATAATGTTTCACCTTAATTATATATTATGTTCTAACGAGCTAAAGCTATTTTACACAAATATTCCAAATTTGTCAAGCGTTATTTATCCCTGAGTCTAGGCTCTCGCCTATTATAGTGTTGTGTAACAATCGCTAAGTTCTTAGGATCGTTGTTCAAAGGGTCATTATCTTTGTGATGTACATCCATCTCATCAGTAAGATCCTTGCGCCCTCGCAGTTTTCTCCTTGCAGCATTACGTGCTGTTCTACGTTCTACTTGGTCTGGGCGCGAATGATAGTCGGCATATTCTTTTGCGTAGTTTCGTTCTTCTATAAAGACTTTAAATGAAATCATTACCGGACCTGTCTTTTTTTCTCTGCTTCGATCCACTTCTGCGCCTTAGAGTTATCGGGTGGTGATTTCGTAAACTTAACAGCATCACGATAAGCACGAAGAGTTTCAGATTTATAATCTTTTCCGGTAGTATTATCGACAACCAGAAAATTCTTCTTACCAAACATCGCCTGAAACGCGCCTATGTTCGCCTGGACGCTTTTCCAATATTTCTGCACTTCTGCATCGGGAAGTGATCGATCGCGCTGCCTGTTGCGTTCTAGAGCGGTCTCAATGTCTGTATTGACAAGAATCATTGCGACATCGTACCCAATGTCTTTGAGTTTCTTTGCCTGCCCTTTAACCTTCTCAATGTTTTTTCCAGTACCATCGATGACCAAACCTAAACGACCATCTATATATTGTTGCTGGCGTTTCCCTGTCAGTTTCTGAGCACGACCTCTTATCTCTTGACCCTGAACAGAGAATATATTATCAGGATTCATTTCGATTCCAGCCTTTTTCATAGCCGTTTCAAAAGCATCATCAGAGTTAACAATCTTATAACCAAGTGATGTCAACCCTGTTTTACCAGCGATAAACGACTTACCAGAACCAGGTCCGCCCGCTAGGAAGATTGCTTTAAATATGGCGGGATCGTTGACACCTTCGGCAAGATGTTGTTTAAATGATATCATTGTTAGATTATCTAATTGTCTTAATTAATATTATTTATACTTTTAATACTTCGAACAATTACTTTGGTAGGTGTTTAGCGTGAATTTTACAACCAATGAAAGCGTTATAATAATCGTCTTTCAACAACACATCTTTATCAAATTGTTCTTTCGCTTCAAAATAAGACATCTCGCCTTT